GCGATGAAGGGAGTTCTCTAGCTGGATTAGCTTCAATCTTTTTTAATCCTAAAGATTATGAAGTTCTCCCATATAAAAATAACTATAATGAAAAAGGAGAGTGAGTTTATACTGGATTTTTTGTTCCTGCTTACGCTTTTGTTGATGATTTAACAGATGATAGAGGTGTAACAAATGAAGTATTAGCTAAAGAATATTATGAAAAATTAAGAAAAGATAAGGCTTCAAACCCTGAAAATCTTCTTATCTACAAATCAGAATATTGTTTTACTCCTTCGGATGCTTTGTTAAGAGAAGGTAGTAATGAATTTAATGCAATTAGATTATCAGAACAAATAACTAACATTGATTTGTTAAAAAATGTTGAGTTACCAGTTGCAGGAAAATTATTATGGTCATTGAATGATGATGGAAGTCAAAACATGAATGCCCTACCAATATGAGAACCAATGAAAACTGGCAAATTATTAATTGCAGAACATCCAATTATAGATAATGATGGATCTACTTATAGAAATTTATATGTTGCGGGAATTGACTCCATTGATGCTGATGAAAGTAGTTCAACTGGACAAAAAAATGTATCAGATTTTTGTATAGTAGTTAAAAGAAAACAATTTGGGATGTTAGATCCAAGAATTGTAGCAGTATATAAAGATAGACCAAAAGATGTTAGAGAGGCTTATAATATGTCTATAAAATTATTACAGTATTATAATTGTCAAGCAGTGCTTGAATCTACTCGTGTAGGTATAATTACTTATTTTAAAGATCATAAGAAAACTAATTATTTAATGAAACGCCCACAGGCAACATTAACTGATATTGTTAATGGAAATAGTAATATGTTTGGAACTCCTGCCACAGTAAAGGTTATATCTCATTATAAAGAATTAATAAGAAACTTTATAAATGACTATTGTCACACAATCTCATTTAGAGAAGTTTTAGATCAAGCTTTACGATACTCAGATGCAAATAAAAAGCAATTTGATATAATTGCGGCTTGGGGGATGTGTGAGCTTGGGGAAGAAGAATTGCACGATAAAACACCAGTTCTAAGAAATCAATCAAAGAAGGAATGAACATCCGATGTAGGATACTATTTTGATGATTATGGAATAAAAAGATTTGGTGTAATACCACAAACAAATAAACTAAAATGACAACTAGGGAACTTGAGACAATAATTAAAGAATATATTGAGCTTAATTATCAAGCTAAATATATTGCTAAATTAAAGGTAGTTAAATTAAATCCAGGATATGAACTTAGACTTGACCTATTTAACTGAATGGTTCCAATGACTTTACAATGTGATTTTGAAAAAGATACAGACTTTCTAGATTATGTATTTAAAGAGATTAAATCTAGTAATTTTATGAGAGTTGAGTATTCAAGACTAAATTTAACAAAGAATTCATCAAATGGATAGAGATTTTACAAGTGATAAACTAAAAAATGAGGATGATTATCAAATAGAAAGAATTGATGAAGCCATTAATGAGCTAGTTCAAGATAATTATATGCTTAGAAAAGCATTTAATTATTATAATGGTGTAAGAGATTCAGACCAATCAAACATTTAGAAATAAATTATGGTATTGGAACTGCTTCATCAATTGAATTTACTCCTCTTATAAGAAAACATATTGATGTATTAGTTGGAGAATTCTTATCATTAGATTTAGAACCTACTATAAGTTGTAAAGACGAAAAAACTATAACTAATATATTTAGAGATAAGCAATTAGAAATTGCAAATCAAGTAAATGACTTTTTAAAACTTAGGTTATCAAATGCAGCATACTCTGCATTACAAGGAAATAAACAACCTGTAAATGATAAACAAGTAGAATTAGAAGTAAATAATCTAATTGACTCTATAGATGCTAATTTTATTTCAGAGTATGAAAAAGCTGGAAAGAATGTAATTGATTATATAGTACAAAGTCAACATTTTGATTTTAAAAACAAATTAAAGAGATTAATTTTACATTTACTTATTGGAGGAGTATGTTATTATAGAGTTATACCATCTCCAAGTAAAGATAATTTTGAAATAGAGGTATTAAATCCTTTAAATACATTTATTGAAAGAAATGTAAATTCTCCTTATGTTAGAGATTCATGTAGATTTGTATATCGTACTTTTTTAAATAAAACACAAATCTTATTTAAATATGGTAAATATTTAGATGAAGATCAAATGGAAACTTTGAGATGTATGGCTGATACAGCTTATGATCAAAGTTATGTTAGATATTTAACTGCACCTTATACTATATCTGGAAATCCAATAAGTGAAAATTTAACTTCTGGAATAGAAGTTACTGTTGGAACTCCAAATGATAATGTAACAAATTGGTACAGAAGGTTAATTCCAGTATATGAAATAGAATGATTATCTTCTAAAGTTAATAAAAAGACGAAAGAAGTAGAAACATCTTTATATAAAGGAGTAAGAATTGGAACTGAATTATATTTATTATTTGGAAAAGATGAAGATGTAATAGTAAGTTCAGATGCTCCAAATAAAGCTAAGGTATCAATTAATGGATTATGTTATTCAGATGATAATGCAGATCCATTTTCATTGATATTAAAAACTGCAAATCTACAAGATAAGTATGATTTATTACATTTCTTTAGAGATAATTTAATTGCTAATTCAGGTGTACCTGGAGATTGGGTAGATTTACCTATGATTCCAGTATGACTTGGGGATAGTGCAGCAGAGAGATTAGCTAAGTGGATAGCATATAAAAAACAAGGACAAGCTTTAATTGATACTACTCAAGAAGGAGCTAAAATGAATACTATATTTGGTGGTTATGATGATAGTTTAAAAGCTAATGCTGTACAAGCTATACAAATGGCAATTGAAAGTGTTGAAGAAACAGCATCAAGTATAACAGGAGTATTCAAAGAAAGATTAGCTGGATTTGAACAAAGAGATGCAGTATCAAATGTACAGGTTGGAATAAAACAATCTATGTTTGTTACTAAACAATACTTTCAAAATATGGATTTATTAACGAGAGATATTTTAATAGATTGTTTAAACCAAGCAAAGACTTCATTTAAAAAAGGATTAACTGGATCAATTATATTAGGAGATTATAGAAAGAAAGTATTTACTGCACTACCTAAACACTTTACAGTTACCGACTATGATATTCATATTGTAGATAGTTCTAAGATTGTTGCTGAAAAACAAATGCTACAACAATTTGTAATGGAATTAACTAAAGCAGGTAAAAC